TCGGTCTACGGCGACGACTTCCTCACCCTCCTCAAGAAAGGTTGACCAGCATGGCAATGTCGCCAGAGCTGGAGGCCCTCCTGAAGGGTGTCCTCGAGACGCAGGAGCAGATCGGTCAGACGCTCCTCCGGATGAACGAGGCCCCTAATGTCGCGACGCCCGAAGTCAAGGGCGTCGAGGATCAGGGCACTCCGGCTCCCACCACCCGCCGCTACATCACCCCCGACGATCGCCTCGCGATGTCGGAGACTCTCCACACCAAGTCCACCAACACCATCCTCGAGCTCATCACTCGCCAGGCTGCTGCGAAGGACACGGGCATTCCGCTCGATCTCTGGCTGAACACGGCGGGCTTCTCGGCCCAGAACGCGTTCAACCAGTTGAGCGGCCAGCTCTCGCCGGACATCGCGAAGGCCCTGGACACGGGCGGGGCCACTGCCCTGATCCGCCAGGACCTCGAGCCGATGCTCTACGAGGTCTTCATCCGGCAGTTCCCGGCCTACGACCGCTTCCCCAAGGAGCCGGCCAACGGCCTGATCCACGCCTGGAACCAGATCACGGCATACGGCGATGCCAAGTTCATGGCCGAGCTCGGCACCGTGTCCGACGACACGAGCACCTACGAGCGGAAGTCCACGAATGTCGGCATCCTCGCCACTCGCCGGGGCATCAGCCTGAAGTCGCAGTTCGCGGTCATGGCTGGCGGCATGAACTACAACCCCGAGGCCATCGAGCTTCAGGGCGGTCTTCGTGCCATGTCCCACAAGATGCAGAAGCAGATCTTCGGCGGCAACGCTGCGGTCGCTTCCGGCACGGCGGACGACGAGTTCGGCCTGTACGACGCGAACGCCTTCACCGGCCTTCGTCAGCTCCTGACCACGAACGCTCACAGCTTCGACCCGTCCACCTTCGTGTCCGCGACGACGGCCACCTACGCGACCGGCGCGTTCCGCAACCAGGTGGACAAGGCACTCCTGTTCATCACCCAGGCCGGCGGCAACGCCAGCATCATCTGGGGCCATCCGCAGGAGAAGATCACGTTCGACGAGCAGCAGGACACCAACGTCCGGCTGGTCGGCCCGAACTACGTCAACATCGGCGTCGGTGTCACGGCCCAGACGGTCAACACCTACGCCGGCCAGATCCCGTTCGCGACGGTGCCGGGCGACTCCATCGCCTCGTACCACATCGGGCCGACCGAGTACCGCGACCTGTACCTCCTCGACGAGGGGAGCATCACGCTTCCCTACCTCGGGAGCCCGGGCCCCACGGTCCTCGAGATCCCCATCGGCATCAGCGGCCAGCTCACCCACCTGTACATCGTCTTCATGATGAACGGGCTCGCGGTGAAGGTCCTGCCCTGGTCCAACAAGATCCGGGTCCAGATCTAGGCCACAGCGTGAGAGGGTCGTCCTTCGGGGCGGCCCTCTCGCACGCCCGGAGGATGCGATGTACCTGACTCCCTCACGCTTTCGGGAAATGGGCCTGGGTATCGACACCTCTGAGCTCGACGACTCCGAACTGCTGTCCCTGATCAACCAGGCGACATCCGTCGTGAACAGCTACTGCAATGTCCCCCGGGTCCCGCAGATGCACGACTTCCGGGGCGGCACGATCACGAGCGAGGCCCACACCTGGCGCTACCCGGTCAACTCTCTCGACATCGGACAGCGCCGGCAGTACCTCTTCCATTGGCCGCTCCTGACGATCTCGAACTTCCGCATCTATGTCACGAACACGCAGTACATCGAGATCGCCCCGACCGAGCTGATGATCAACAACACCGAGAAGTATTTCGAGATCGTCAGCCTGGCGATCACGAGCTTCGGCCTGTTCAACGCCCTCATCGTTCCCAACGTCTACCTCGCCTCCCCGCTTGCGAAGACCAGCTACACCTACGGCTGGGACTTCGAGGTCACCGACGAGTACCTGTCCTGCACGGACGGCCAGACCTGGCGAGCCCAGAACCAGTTCTGGTTCACCGACTCCGCCCGGGCCCCGGTGATCAAGAAGAACGGCACCGTGGTCACGACAAGCTTCACCGTGGATCCCATCGAGGGGACGGTAGTCTTCGACTCCAACCTTCTCGCATCGGACACCGTCACGGCGTCCTACCACCACAAGCTCCCCACGGACATCCAGTACGGGACCGGCCACATCGTGGCCTACCTCCACGGCGACGCCGAGCTGCACGCCCGGGGCATGGCCCACCTCACGAAGCTCCGGGTGGCCGAGGTGGAGATGGAGAAGGACCTCCGGCGGGGAGCTTCGCAGAGCCTCATCCAGAACCTCAACTCGCTCATTCCCGAGGCAGCCCTGCTCCTGGGGGCGTACGCCGCCGACCATCTGACGGTGCGCTGACATGCCACGGCAGGACCGCTTCCTGACCGAGAACCAGATGGCCCGGATGCGTGATCTCGCCATGCTCGGGATGACTACCCCGGTCACCATCGAACGCCGGTCGGAGGGCCCGATCCCGCCAGGTGGAGACTACGGAGACGACTTCCTGGCCTACGACCTGACGAACGAGACACGACGTCTCGAGGTCAAGGGTTGGTTCCAATCAACACCAACCCCGGTTCAACAGGTGGACACGGGCCAGATCGTCACGGTCAACACCTACCGCCTCTTTCTTCCGGTCGGGACCGACATCAGGACCGGTGATCATGTTCATGTTGCGACCAACCCCATCGACGACTACACGGTCAGCGACACCACGGCCGAGGGAACCTGGCTGCCGCTCCTGACATGCAGTCTGAGGAAGAAGGAATGAACCTCGAGGGGCTTGGTCAGGCGATCCTCGAGGCGGCAGCCCAGGCCCTCGGAAGCGGGGCACAGCTCATCGAGGCCAGGGCCAAGCGACATGCACCAGTGCGAAGCATCTTCGCCGGCACTCCCACTGCGGGGGGCGTGGACGACATCGGTTTCTTAACCATCGGTGAGGCCATGTCGGAGCGGTCCTCCATGGTCCGAGCTGGACTTCCGCCGCGTTCCACGGCCAACGTCACCACCCGGGAGGCTCCCGTCTGGTGGCAGGAACGCCGGATGTCGAACGCCCAGGCCCTGCTCGATGCGGGTTCGTACATGAGCCGCAAGCAGGAGAAGCAGGCCGATTACATCGAGCCGACGCCCTACATGCTCTCGAGTAGGGGCGCGTCTGAGGTCCGCTCAAGGCGGGCCCTTTTCTCCACCTGGGGCCACCAGCACATTGGCGGGCGGCTTCGGGACTCTATCGCGGCTCAGAAGGCGGTCATCTCTGGAAGCGGCGCGGAAGCATGGGTCCTTGCTGGCGGTGATCAAGCGCCGTACGCGAGGTATCAGGAGTTCGGCACGGTCAAGATGCGTGCCCACCCCTTCATGCGTCCGGCCGCCGAAGAGAGCCGGGAAGATGTAGCAGCCCTTGTAGCGGCTGCCGTGAAGCGAGCCTCCCGCACAGGGGCCGGCCGAGCGCAGATCAACATCGTGGTGCGGCTGTGAAGGGGACGACGCGATGACCATCTCGTCCAGCGCCCCAGTCAAGCGAGCGGTCGTGCAGGCGCTTCGCGCCTCACCCTCCCTCGTGTCCGCCATAAGAGGCGGCATCCACGAGGGGATCGCTCCCCGCAAGGTCCGATACCCGTTCATCACTTACAGCCTCGTCGCGGCCCCGTACATCTACGACTGGACCGGCGTGATGCTGAAGGTGCTGATCGATGTTTCGATCTTCGCGGAGAACCCCGTCGATGCCAACAACATCGACGCGCTCGTTGCCACAGCACTCAACGATGCAGTGCTGAATGTGGACGGGCAGACCAGCCTGCTTTGCCGCCGGGTCGCGGATCTGCCGACGGGGCCAGATATCGACTCCGAGGGAAAGCGCATCTACCAGGTGGGCGGCTCGTATTCGGCCTGGACCGACCAGACCCAATGAGCAAGCTCCACGGCAAGAACGGTGCCATCTACATCAACGGGACCAAGGTTACGAACAAGACCGAGTGGGCCCTGAACATGGCTCGTGACTACGCCGACGTCTCCACGTTTCGCGATGCGAACAAGGTGTACGCCGCCGGACTCATGGACATCTCAGGGACATTCTCGGGCCTGTTGGACATTGACGGGGACCTAGCCCTCCAGAGCAACGACGGCAACGCCTACACGGTGGCTGTCTATGCCGAGGATGGCGCGAGCCCCATCGCCTCCGGTCCCGCTTTCGTGGATGCGTCCGTGACGGCCAGCGTCACCGATGCGGTCCGCATCTCCGGCAACTTCAAGGCTGCCGGGGCGTGGACGATTTCCTGAAGGAGTGAATCACCATGGCGACAGGAGCCGGCACCAAGCTGCACGGCAAAAACGGGGCGATCTATCTCGGTGGCCCGAAGAACACCGGGGTCAAGGTCACGACCAAGACCGAGTGGACGCTCAACCTCTCCCGCGACTACGTCGATGCGACGGTTTTCGGGGATGTGAACAAGACCTATTTGGTCGGCCTCAAGGACATCCAGGGCACCTTCGCGGGTCTTCTGGACGTGAGCGGCGACTACCAGGTCAACGCCGCCAACTCGGACGCCATCTACATCTACCTGTACGCGGATGACCGCGACACCAACCTCACCCTCGTGGCCTACGGCCCGGGGCTCATGGACGCCTCGATCACCGCCTCCATCTCGGACGCGATCAAGACGACCGGCAACTTCCGCGCTTCGGGTGCGTGGACGGTCTTCACTTCCGGCAGTCTCTAATCTCGTAGCATCCGCGCTGGAGGCGGCCGAAATATCGGCCCCTCCCGGCTGTCAGCCGCCTCCAGCGCAGGGAGTTCGCGATGGGATACTTGTTCAAGACGATCCGGTCAGGGGTGTATAAGCCCGCCGGCACTGTGGAAATCCCCTTCCTTGGAGCCAAGGTCGGGGAGATCGCTACCTGGACGCTTCAACGGCGTGGAGATCAAGGCCCGGAAGCGGGCCTCTACGATCTTCACGCCGTCTTTTCATTCGTCAGCGATGCTCTCTGGAACGATGACGAATACGGAAAGGTCATCTTCCTGAACCTGACTCCGCACAAGCAATACAGGGTCGAGAAAGATCCCGAGGCCCGAACGGTGCGGGAGGGACGGACCCTATTGATCGAAAAGGTGATGATCCATGACTCCTCGCGCAGCTAGCCCGATCACTCCCGACTTCCTCGAGGAAGAGGTCACCGTCCGTGGCGTGACCTACCGCCTCCGCGAGCTCTCCATCGGTGACTACGACGAGCTCGTGAAGAAGGCGACCACCAAGACCACGAGCCCCATGACCGGCCAGGAGGACGAGAGCATCGACAATGCCCTCCTCCTGAAGTTCATGGTTCTGCGTTGCTCGGTCGATCCGAAGCTGACGCCGGAGTCCCTCGCCGGCCTGCCGATGCGGGTGGTCCTGAAGCTGAACCAGACCGTCAACCGGATGCACTACGGCGATGAGCCGGAGACCGAGAAGAAGGCCGACGACACGGCCGATGAGGAGACCCCCAAGGGAAACGCCTGACCACTCGTGACCTGATCTTCCGCATCGCGAAGGCGTATGCGAAGTGGCCTCACGAGGTAGCGGCACTCCCTTTTCATCTCTACCTCGCCTTGCGCGAGGATTGGATCAAATCGAACACAGTCGCCGCAGAGGGCGACAAGCTCGCAAGCGTCGACGACGTCATCGAGTTCAACGCTGAGACTTTCAAGGGAGAGTCGGTGTAGAGCCAGGGAGATCCCATGGCTGCCGAAGGAGCGGAAGCAGCCAGTGTCATCGGCGTAAAGCTGACACTGGATGCGGGCCAGTTCATGTCCGGCATGACCAAGGCCCAGGGCGAGGTGAATAAGCTCCAGCAGCAGAATGCCCGGGCTGGATCCGGTGCTGCGGGAATGAAGGCTGGAGGCGGCAAGCAGACCGCCTCCGGGCCTTCGTCTGCCCAGAGCCTGACGGGCGTCAATGTCTCCCTGACCCTCTCGAGCGCCCAGCTTGCCGGTCTTCGCAAACAGGTCCAGGGTGCCCTCCAGAACATCCCGATCACCGTCACGACCCAGGGCGCCAAGGCCGTCAGGGCCGAGGCCCAGTCGGTAATGGCAGCGGTAGCCACCCCTGCCATCGGAACACGGTCTGGGGCCGCCCACGCCGTTGCTACGGCCGTCAAGCAGAACCTCCCGGGCAAGGCCCACGGCGGTCCCGTCCAGCAGGGGCGACCCGTCATCGTTGGCGAGCATCGTCCCGAGGTCTTCATCCCCCGTAGCCACGGCCGCATCGAGCCTGACGCCACGCGGTTCTACCGCCAGCAGGAGCATTCCCGCCGCTTCGAGATGGAGCTCGCCACCCTCGAGCAGGCTGCCCAGAAGCGTCACGAACGCGAGCTTCACCGCATCCGTGGCGGCGGCGTCCGACGCCGGACCCCTGAGCCTTGGGCGGGGTGGGACAAGCCAGCTCCCCCCAACCCGAACCCCATCCCCTACCAGTACCCTCGTGACTACCGACCCGGTCGCGGCCCCACGGAGTGGGAGGATCGCAAGTGGGGCCGCGTGCCCAAGGCTCCGAGCCCCTACCCGGAGTGGGAGGATCGCAAGTGGGGCCGCGTGCCCAAGGCTCCGAGCCCCTACCCGGAGTGGGAGGATCGCATCCATCGGTCTCAAGGTGGGCCGAGTCACCGGGGCGGGCTTCCCCGGGGCTACAGCATCGAGTTCATGGCCCCCGAGGCAGAGGGCCCGAACCTTCCCTGGGCGCTGTCCGGGACGGTTCCCGCCACGGGCGTCAAGCCCATCAAGAAGCCGATCATCAGGAAGCCAACCGGTCGGGGAAACTACAATCCTCCGCCTGCTTCCACGGCCGTCATCGCGGTGGTCAAGCACGGCGATGAGATCGCTGGAACCTTCCCCTTTGCTTACGATCCGATCCACGACGCGATGCACCCGGAGATGTCGTTCACGAAGCCGGAGCATCGCCGGAAGGGGTTGGCGACCGCCGCCTATGTCAAGACGGAGCGGTTCACCGGCAAGCCGATCATGCCGTCGGAGACCCAGCTCCTTCACGGTCGTGCCCTGTGGGCGGAGGAGAACCGGGCATTCGGGAAGAGGTTCGGCAGGCGCGGCCTGAGCCCCGATGACCGCCGCGAGCTCGAGAACCTCAACATCGGTCTCCCCAGCAGGCTCTCGGATGTTCACGACAGCGCCAGGGTTTCCAGCGTGGCGGCAGCGGGACTGGGTCCCATCGGCCAGCGCATCCGCCAGCAGGCCATCATTCGCTGGCGGACCAGGGAGTTCGCCGCGCTCCGCGCCCGGGGGCACAGTCTTGCCACCTCTGCGGGCCAGGTGGCCCAGACAGAGTGGGACTACAAGGAAGGCTCCTTCGTCGGCCTTCCTGAGCCGTGGATGCAGACCCGCCAGAAGGGCGGCCGGGTGCGCCCGTCGCGCTCGCTCGAGGCTCGCGCCTTCCGCATGTTCGGGGAGACGGACGAGATCACGGAGGCTGGCTACCTCTCGCCGTCGGGTCGCTACCTAGACTTCTCCGGTCGCCACGAGGCCAGTGGCTATCGTCACGAGGGGAACCGGT